GAATTATTAGCCCGCATCGCTGAACTAGAGGCAGCACTAAAGCCATTTGCTGATGCCAGTGATCTCCACCTTGGTAGCGATGATATGTCTATAGCGTTTCGTATAATCATCGGAAACCTACGTCAAGCTCGTAAGGTATTAGGAGAGAAGAAAGAATGAAAATAGAAATTGAAGGACACATAATAAGTTCCATAGTCGTTCAGGACTTACAAGGATATTATGAGACTATGCTAAACCATCCAGAAGAGGATGGTGTCTGTCAGGCTATTGAAAGAGTCCTTAGAGACTACATGTCTGCTACCGATTATAATCTTTGGCTCCATAAAATGGGAATAACAGGAGAAGCAAGTGAAAAAGTTGGTTTTACTAAATAGTAATGTCCGTCACGGTGTGTCACCACCTACGGACTCTAATGCTATGAAGGAGCACCAGCATGTCTATTTATTATCTCTACACCAAGACTCACCTAAAAACTGGCCTCAAATACCTCGGATATACGAAGAATGACCCTTATATTTATAAAGGTTCAGGAACATATTGGAATCTTCATTTAGATAAACATGGAAACTATGTTTGGACTAATATACTTTTTCAATCCGAAATAAAAGAAGAGGTTGCTGAAAAAGGAAAATATTACTCCGAATTGTGGAATGTTGTTGAGTCGGAAGATTGGGCCAATTTGGTACCTGAAACTACAGAAGGTTGTGCGGTCAACGGTGATAAAAATGGAATGTATGGAAAAACTCATACAGAAGAAGTAAAAATATTTTTGGCAGAAAAAGCAAAAAAAAGATTTACTGGTAAAACATATGAAGAGTTGTATGGAAAAGTGAAATCCGACGAACTAAAACAAATCCGTTCCGATCAAATGAAAAAAAATATAGATAAACACTATCAAATAGGAAACAAAAACTCTAATGCTAAAACTATTCTTTTTATTTCACCCGACGGAAAAGAATATATTATAAAAGGCGGCTTGCGAAAGTTTTGTAGATATGCTAATATAGACACTGGAATGATGATTGACGTCCTAAAAGGACGGAAACAATCGCATAAAGGATGGCAAGGAAAATATTTATGAAGATACAAGTCTGTTCGGATATTCATCTAGAGTTTGGACATAACGTCCATATTCCTAATGCTGGTGCGGATGTGCTGGTGCTGGCTGGCGACATTTGCCTTGCCAAGGCCTTCAAGAATAAAGAACGCAATATAAACAATCTTGGTTATTATATGTTCTTTGATGAGGTCTGTGCCAACTTCAAGGATGTTATCTATATCATGGGCAACCACGAACACTATAAAGGCACATTCAACAAGAGTGCCGATATTCTTCGTGATGCTCTTGCCGAGTATAAAAACTTACACTTTCTGGATAACGAGAGTGTGACTATTGATGGTATAAAGTTTGTTGGTTCTACTCTTTGGACTAATACTGATATACAAAATCCTGTGACAACCAACCGACTAAGGTTTGCCATGAATGATTTTAATGTCATCAAGTATTGTGATGCTAAAGGCAACTATCGTAAGTTTTCTCCACAGGATGCTTACATAGAGCATAAACTATCAAGAATATATCTAGAAGATATTCTTGCGGGTGCAGGAGTAAAAGATATACCTTGTGTGGTTATTACTCACCATGCTCCTTCATGGCAAAGTATCCATGAGAGGTTTGCCGATGATAAAGAACTGAATACATTATATGCTTCTGATCTGGAGCATATGATGACCGATAATGTAAAACTATGGATCCATGGTCATACACATAATGCTTTTGATTATAAAATCGGAGAAACAAGAGTTGTGTGTAATCCATTTGGATATCCTAATGAAAGAAGTTTGGTTGATCCTGTTCTAATAGCGGAGATATAAAATGCCTAAGATTGTGTTGGTAGAAACCGTGGCCACCTTTCGTCATATGTATGCCGTAGCGGTAAAAGATGACGAACCGATTGAGTATGCCTTGGATGATGTGACCGCATATGCTACTGGATTTGAGAATGGACTAACCGAGTTTGCCCAGAACCATGTTGGTGAGGATGTATTCTCTTATCGTAAAATAACCGAACAAGAGTATCTAGAAATCTTTGATAAAGAGAATGACTATCTAATAGAACTTTCTGACGAACGAAAGAAGATGTATATCTATAAAGGTGAAGAAAATGACTAAATGGATTACTACACTATGTTGGGTATTTGCTTTCATCATTCTTGGTGAAATAGGACTAATACTTCTTTTTGAAGGTGCCCGGTATGAGCATGTTCAAAATGTAATACAGCAGGAACGCTATACTAAATAGAACTATGTTAGACGAAAGAATAAAACTGGCAGTAACGTTGTTTCTTTGTTGGGGCCTCACGGTCGTAATACTGAAACATATTGTCATCTACATGCGTTGGTTTTGATGCTACGAAAGTGGCACGACTCCGATCCATTAGTATTCGGTATCATTTTTCTATTCCTCTATAGTGTATTGGATATTGCCGACAGTAGGTGGTTTATACCACACATTAGACCGGTATGTAATGGTGAAATAACCGATAAACAAGTGAGAGTGTGTTCCAACTGGTATCATAATATAAAACAGGAGAAATGAATGTTTCTGGCGCTACTAATAATCTCTTCCATCGTCCTTAGTGCATCACTCAATACTTTCATCAAAGGTATGGTATATGCTAATGTAATGGAACACGAAGAGACTGACGAACAAGAAGAGACACGGACAGGATTGTTTATGACAGCCCTTGGTGTTGTTATAATAAGCAACATGATACCATTTACATTAGGAGTGGCAGTTGGACTCTACGCAATCCTCTGATAAAGACCGTCAATTTATATTAGAGATGGCAGAACATGTTTGGCTAAAGGTCAAAGGTTATCCAATTCCGGACTGCTACTCTGAAGAGGACCGCTTATCAATCTTTGAGAGGTATTACCATAGAGCGGTTTCTCAGTCACAAGGAGAGTAATTAATGAAAGAATTAGTTTTTGCAGTTATATCAATTTGTCTATCCTCAGGTGAGTGTCAAACGCACCAGCTGAAGGTAGAACCAAAGGTTTGCCATTTGCGTCAGGTCGCCGCCAAGGTGCCGATGGATGGTGAATGGAAAGATGCGGTAATAAACTTTAAATGTTAGGATAAAAAATGGTTGTAGAAGGAAAAGTATCTTATCCTGCCGTTAATGAAACATATTGTTTGTTGACGGCATATCTAAGAGAAGAAGGTAAACTTGGTGCAAAGTATAACAAGGAAGAGTTAGCAGAGTTTGTTAAGTTCCTTGCTGATATTCTAAAGCATCCAGAAAACTTTGTTGGTGTTGACCGCAAAAAGAAGGAACGTCATGCTGATGGTTCCATTAAATTGCCTGATGTCATTGAACATGATGGCACAGGTTTAGCATGAAGGAGAAATAATATGGCTACAGTTGATACAGTTGTTGATGCATATCGCACATATCTAAAGCGTGAACCTGATCCACAGGGTCTAGCATTTTGGATGGAGAGTTATGAGACTTTTGTTAAGGACCTCGGTGAAACAGGTGCCGTAGCAAAATTAAAAGAGTATTTTTTGGATTCAGAAGAGTATAAGACAAACTTTGGAGGTAAGTTATAATGAATAAGTTTTTTCTAACAACGGCAATTGTTCTCGGCCTTACAGTTTCAGCATCCGCATTTCAGGATGAAACACATAATGGTAAGACGGTTGCTGTCCCTGGTGCAACAAAGAGCAAGGGTGTTTTAGCACCTGCTGCACAACTCACACCACATGGTTTGGTTGTTACTGCTCCCCCAGGTGCTGATGTTGATGTTGATAACGATGGTGGTGATATTCAGATTGATATTGAACCTCGTGGTAAGAAGTTCCTTGGTGTTTTCTAAATAGTCTTGTCTCCCAGACAGGTGCTCCGTCAAGCCGGGAGACGTAAAAATCCCCGGCACTTTCTCTTTTAAGGAGTTTTCAATGACCATCAGAAAATACGGTTGGCGTCCAGATAAACCAGACTTCAGAGATCACGTTCTTCATTTTGGTGCTTTAGGTCCTTCAATTCTTCCAACAGTAGATTTGAGAGAAACAGGTCATCTTCCATCTGTTTATGACCAAGGTCAACTTGGTTCATGCACAGGTAATGGAACTGCTGCTGCTGTTGAATATGCTATTAAAGCACAAGGTAAACATGACTATACACCTTCTCGTTTGTTTATATATTATAATGAGCGTGTTATTGAAGGTACTGTAGATCAGGATGCTGGTGCTGAAATTCGTGATGGTATTAAAGTTGTTGCTAATACAGGTGTATGTGATGAAAACCTATGGCCGTATGATATTAGTAAGTTTACTGTAAAACCATCCGATGTTGCTTATACCGATGCTAAAAAAGGTATCATTAAGCAATATGCGAGAGTGCCCGTTGCTCTACATAATATTCAAAATGTTTTATCTCACAAGATTCCTATTGTATTTGGTTGCACATTGTATGATTCATTTGAATCGGATGCTGTCGCTCAAACAGGTATTGTACCTATGCCATCTGTATCTGAAAATACGGTAGGCGGTCATTGTATGTTGATTGTTGGATATACTAAAGACCACTTTATTGTCCGTAACTCATGGGGTACCGGTTGGGGTGATGGTGGTTATTGTTATATGCCATTTGACTATTTAACCAACCAAAGTCTTGCCGATGATTTTTGGGCGATCTTTGTTGCCTAAATAGCAATGCCTAATTGTGGGCATCATTATGGAGGATATAATGCCTAAAGTTCTAGTTTGGATCATTGCTCGTCTTGAAGAGCCATCAACCTGGGCCGGCGGTGGTCTAATCGCTATGGGACTAAAAGCATCAGGTCTTGTTTCTGATGAATTGATAGTTCACATTCTTGCAGCCGGTGCTGCTATCGGTGGTCTACTTGCAATCATTCTACCAGAGAAATCACTCAATCCAGTTCCTGCACCAGTTCCTACACCTGCTCCAGTTTCTAAACCAGTAGAAAAAGTTGTACCTATTAAACCAACCCCTAAAAAGAAGTGAGGATTTTATGAAAAAGATTATTGCTCTTGTGACCGCAGGTTTCCTCGGTCTATCCGTTGCTGGATGTTCTTCAACAGGAACACCAACACCTAGTGTTGTAACAACCATCTCTGATGTTCAGGCAGTTGTTTCAAGTGCTTGTGGATTCTTGCCAGCGGCAACCACAATTGCTTCCATTATCACCGCCAACCCTGCTGTTGCTACAGCATCTCAGATTGCAGGTATCATTTGTGATGCGGTTACAAAGAAGGCTGCTTATCGTGGTACTGTCCCTACCGTTACGGTTAATGGACAGGTTATTGAAATCAAAGGTCGTTTTGTAAAGTAAGATGATTATTTGCTCTTGTAATGTCCTAACCGATACAAAGGTAAAAGAATATCTCAAGGGCAGAGAAACTAAACCAAGTGTGGGAACCATACTAAAGGACCTTGATTGTGGTCCCGTGTGTGGTTCCTGTGCTAATAACATTATTGAACTTGTGAGGAATCATTATGAAAGTTTACATAGGTCCGTATAAAAGATGGTGGGGTGTATATCAAACCGTTGACCTTCTTCAAAAAGTTGGTGTGAGTGAAGATACCTGTGATAAGATTTCTAATTGGATTACTAATAATACACCTGCTGAAGATTTCTTTCAGATAATAAACAAGATTACCGGTGAACGCAAAATCAAAATCCGTATTGATCCATATGATACTTGGAGTATGGATAACACACTCTCACTCATTATCCTTCCTATGCTAAAACAACTCAAAGCAAACAAACAAGGTTCCGCTACAGTTGATGATGAGGATGTTCCGCCACATATGCGGCATACTCTTAGAAAAGGTGAGGATGATTGGGAGACGGATGACCGTTGGGTTCATTACAAGTGGGAATGGGTTCTTGGTGAAATGATCTTTGCCTTTGAGAACCTGCTTGATGAGGATTGGGAAGATAAGTTCCGTCACGGAACACCTGTATATGATTGGGGTTGCGAAGATGAATATGGTAACCAATATCAACAAGTTCAAAGAATACAAACAAACCCCGATTTTTGGGTTGACATCGAAGGCCGAACAGAGTATAATAACAGAATAGATAACGGACTAAGATTGTTTGGTAAGTATTACCGTGGCCTATGGGACTGAGGAGATTGATATGCAATTCCATGAAAAAGATATGACAATTTATGAGACGGAATTTAAGCAACGTGCCTATGACGGAAAGTGGGAACGTATTGGTAAGATTGCCGATGAGGACAACTCTTATACATTTATAAACGAATACGGCAATCGTGCCGCTATGACACCTTTCAAGTGGGTGACACTTGGAGTGTATGACTACCTAATGGAGATTGTTGACTAATGGCAAACTTAAAGATTTTACGACTTGTTACAGGTGAAGAAATCCTCGGTAAAGTTATCTCCGATGATGAGAAAGAAATTGAGCTTGAGAATCCTATTCGTATTGTGGTTATGCCGAGCAAGGCTGATCCCAATAACCCTTCAGTAGGATTTGCTCCTTATCTACAATGGACTGAAGAGAAGGTCTTAACATTTAGATACGAGCATATCCTTAACATTGTTAATCCAATTACCGAATTTGTCAATCAATACAATACGGCATTCGGTGGCCTTGTGGTTCCTAACTCAAAGATTATCACGCCATAATGAATCGATTTTACACAAATGTTGAGGTATGGGGTGGAAAGATCCTGTACCGAGGCGTTGAGAATGAGAGAAGGGTGAGACATAAAGTCGAGTATCATCCTTCTCTTTTCGTGCCTTCCAACAAACCAACAAAATACACTACCATCCACGGTGAATATCTCGGCCCAGTAAAACCGGGAACGATTCGTGACGCCCGTGATTTCATCAAGCAATATGACAATGTAGAAAACTTTAAAGTATATGGTATGACAAGATACCAGTATTGCTTTATTTCTGATGAGTTCAAAGGTGTTGTTGATTGGGATATTTCACATATCAAAGTATCTAATATAGATATCGAGGTTGGTGAACCACCGGGTGGAGGATTTCCAGAAGCAGATGATGCCAATGGGCCTCTAACTGCTATCACAACCAAAATGGACGGTCAGTTCACTACATTTGCTTGTGGTGAGTATAACAATACCCGTGATGATGTAACATACTTCAAATGTTCTAATGAAGTTGACCTAATCAAAAAGTTTGTTGGTTGGTGGCAGTCGGAGTATCCTGATATCATTACCGGTTGGAACGTCCAGAACTTTGATATACCATATTTGGTTAACCGTATTACTAAGATATGTGGAGATACCGAGGCTAAGAAACTATCTCCTTGGGGTGTAATCAACGATAAGATGGTTGACCTTGGTATGAACCGTAAGATTAAGTCTTATTCATTCCTTGGTATCGCTACTCTTGATTTGCTTGACCTATACCAACGATATGCTCCTAATGGAAAGTCACAAGAGTCCTATAAGTTGGATAATATCGGTCATGAAGAGTTAGGTGAGAGAAAACTATCTTATGAGGAATATGGTTCACTACATAACCTATACAAAGAGGACTTTCAAAAGTTCATCGACTATAACATCAAAGACGTTGACCTTGTTGACCGAATTGATGCTAAAAATAAACTGATCGAATTGGCACTAACTTTATCCTATGACAATAAGTGTAATTATGAGGACGTGTTTGCTCAAGTCCGTATGTGGGATGTTATTTGCTTTCACCATCTGAAGGCCAAGAACATTGTAGTGCCACCGATTGAGAGACACGAAAAGGAAGAAAAGTATGTTGGTGCTTATGTCAAACCTCCCGTTCCAGGTTTTTACAACTGGGTGGCATCTTACGATGTTAATTCTGAGTATCCTAGCGTTATCATGGGTAGCAACATATCTCCTGAAACTATTGTCGAGCCTGTCAATTACACTGATGACATGCGTAATATTCTTAGCCAGCATATTACTATTGAACGGTTACTTTCAGGTGATATTGATACATCCGGACTTAGCAAAGACAATGTTACCTTAACCGCAAACGGTCAGTTCTTCCGTCGTGATAAGCAAGGATTTATGCCTGAGATGGTTGAAAAGATGTTTGCTGATCGTAAACGATACAAAAAGGAGATGCTTGATGCCGAGACGGCCTACGAAAATGAAAAAGACCACAAGAAGAAAGAGGAACTTAAAAACAAAATTGCAAGATACAACAACCTGCAACTCTCTAAAAAGGTCTCACTTAATTCCCTCTACGGTGCAATGGGAAGTAAGTATTTTCGGTTCTTCGATTTGCGTCAAGCAATTGCTGTCACAACTACGGGGCAACTATCCATCCGCTGGGTCGAGAAGGCCCTTAACCAATATCTAAACAAGATACTAAAGGCAAACGATGACTACGTTATTGCAATTGATACGGACTCGGTGTATCTTAATCTCGGCGACCTTGTGGGCAAAACTATTGGTGCAGACGGTGAGATTGGGGATCCAACAAGAGTTATCACCTTCTTGGATAAAATCTGTGAGAATAAAATTCAACCTGTTATTGATAACTCTTTTAGAGAACTTGGTGAATATATCAAAGTCTTCCAACAAAAGATAGTTATGAAGCGAGAAGTCTTGTGTGATAAGGCTATCTGGACTGGAAAGAAAAGATATATACTTAATGTATATAATAGTGAAGGTGTGGCTTATGCCAAACCTAAAGTAAAAGTTAAAGGACTTGAGATGATTAAGTCCTCAACACCGTCAGCATGTAGAGACAAACTAAGGGAGTCTATTGATGTTATCCTTAATAAGGATGAAAGTGCCATTCAAAAGTTTATTCAGGACTTTAAGCAAGAGTTTCAAACATTACCTATTGCAGACATTTCATTCCCTAGAGGTCTTAATGGCCTGGTTAAGTATGCAGATAGAAATAATATATTTTCATCCGGTTGTCCTATCCATGTTCGTGGTGCTCTTGTTTATAACCATTTTCTACGTAGTCATAAACTTGATACTAAGTATCCACTGATCCAAAATGGAGAGAAGTTGAAGTTTATCTTCCTTAAAGAACCGAATACAATTCAGTCTAATGTTATATCATTTCCACAAGGAGGAATCCCAGAAGAGCTTGACTTAATGAAATATATAGACTATAATACACAATATCAAAAAGCATTTCTAGATCCTATTAAAATGATCTTGGATGCCATTGGTTGGAAATCTGAAAAAACATCATCATTGGAGGACTTTTTTACTTAGACCATCTAATCTTGTTTTGATTTTGTATGTAAAGGCGGCCGGGAACAAGTTTTAGTTCTTTAACTTTTGGATCATCAGGTTCTATCATATAATCTTTGATCCCATCATTGAAGAACTTTCTTTTTCTTACAGCTTTTGATATGCTCATCCGATGGGAATAAGATTTTGGTTTTTTCATATTTATTGTAGTTGATTTTGGTTTGCGCATCTTAATCAAAGTCTCTTCGCTGTGATGTTTACCGAAAAAACCGTTTTTGTTTCCTTTTGTGGACATTCCAAAGTTTCTGGCATACGCCTCGTTAAAGTATAAAGGAGATTCTATAACTTTAAGTTTTCTTTGTAAGATGTTTTCTTTTTCTAAAGCCTCTTGACGTTTATTAAAAACTGATATAATATGTGTATTAAATAGATGTGGATGGTCTTTAAGTTCTTTATGGTAAAGGTTTTTATATTTTTTGGACTTTACAGTTCCGTGATATCCATTTGTAACTTTCTTTACGGATGAAGAACCAATATAAAATGGAGGTAATAGATTGCCAGAATATACGGTTAAATATACACAATACATGGTAAGTTCTCCTTACCATTATTTAGTAAACTCTAACTTTTAGGATTTTTTCACATGAGCAATACAGAATGGAAAAAAGGTTACGAAGAAGGATTTGCTGCCGGTTGGCGTGCATCAAAGAAAGAATATAGTATCAGTTTAACTGAAGCATCATCTAAATCTTATCAAGGTAATCCAAGCACTATTACACTAACAGGTCCTACAGGCCCTATTTCAACAGTTGGTTTGTCCCCAGGTCCATATGGTGGATCATATAGTGGAACAATGGCCGATAAATCTGGTGTATATAATCTAACAAGTCATACAAGGACTGTCTAATGGCAAAAAAGAAAGAAGAAGAACTTAAACATTCACCGGCACGTTTGTATGAGTTTACACCGGATGAATCTTCTATTACTCCAAACAACATTGTAGAACTTGCTAATTTAGTAAGAGTTGGTATTGGCGGACATGTGTTGGAGAAACTATCTCCAGAATTACAAAAGCATTTTAAGAAAGTTGCCTAACGAGATTGTTAGGAACTATATAAGGAGAAACTTATGTCAGATATTTTTCAGAAGTTGTTGGAAGAAACCAACAACGAATATGCTTCTATTGCCGAAAATGGTATTGAAGCAGGAGATGTTTCAGGATTTATAGGCACTGGTTCATATGCAATGAATGCCTTATTATCAGGTTCTATCTTCGGTGGACTTCCACAAAACAAAGTTACAGCATTTGCCGGTGAACCATCGGTAGGTAAAACATTCTATGCACTAAATGTGTGCTACCAATTTTTGGAGGATCATTCAAATGGATTTGTCTTTTATTTTGAGTCCGAATCCGCTGTTTCTAAAGATTTTCTTGCAGGCCGCGGAATTGACACTAAGCGTATGGCAATTGTACCAGTGGCTACGGTCCAGGAGTTCAGGACGCAAGCGGTCAAAATTCTAGATCGGTATCTAGAACAAAAAGGTGAACGACCACCAATGCTATTCGTCCTTGATAGTCTTGGTAATCTATCCACCGATAAAGAAATGGCTGACATTGCTGATGGTAAGGACACCCGTGATATGACCCGAGCCCAACTGGTGCGTGGTGCTTTCCGTGTCCTTACTCTCAAGTTAGGTAAGGCCAAAGTGCCTTTGATTGTCACTAACCACGTTTATGATGTGGTCGGTTCCTATGTACCTGTGAAGAAGATGGGTGGTGGTTCTGGCCTTGAATATGCGGCATCAACTATCATCTTTCTATCTAAGAAGAAGGATAAGACACTAGATGACGATGGTGGTCGTACCGGTGCTGTTATCACCGCACATCTCAAGAAGTCTCGTATGACCGTGGAAGATAAGAGAGTGGAAACCTGGTTGAACTATTCATCCGGTCTTGATCCTTACTATGGTCTCCTTGACCTTGCTGATAAGTTTGGCCTTGTTAAAAAGGTATCAAACAAGTATGAGTTCCCAGACGGAACAAAGGCATTTGAAAGTCAGGTAAAGAAGAACCCGGAAAAGTATTTTACCACAGACCTTCTACAAAAGATTGATGAATCCTGCCAAGGTGAGTTTATGTATGGTAAAACAAATGTGATGGAGATGGAAGATGGAACTGGGGATTGATTGGAAATTTAGGGATGATTTGTTCAACCCAAAAGAAGATGGTTCAACAGTTCCTATTGAATTAATGGTTGACCCGTTCTCAGGAGTATGCTACCGTTATACTTATGTTAAATTCAAAGTTGATGAGGACAACATTCCTAGAATTGGTTATGATTATGAAATTATAAAGACCAATGACTTGTCAATGATGACATTAAGAAAGAATGAAAAGTTTAATACTATCCTTGGACTTGTATTAAATACCTTATTATTGGATGCGTCAGAAGCGGAAGGTGCGAGTGAGACTAGAACAAACAATCCTGAAGAACTTAATCAAGAATGAATCCTACACACGCAAGGTACTTCCGTTCTTAAAAGAAGAATACTTTTCTAATCAAGAAGACCGGCTACTTTTCAAAGAAGTGGCTGGCTTCGTGTTGAAGTATAACCAACAACCAACCTTTGATGCTCTAAACATCGAGGTTGATAACCTACGTGGTACAACCGATGATACGGTTAAGAATATCAAAGAGACATTAAAAGAACTTAATGATGACACAGTTTTAACAAACCCGGACTGGCTTTTAGATTCCACAGAAAAGTTCTGCCAGGAGAAGGCTATATACAATGCCATAACATCATCACTAGAAATAATGAACGGCAAACATAAACTAGAGAAGGGTGCTATACCCGGTCTTTTATCCGATGCTCTATCCATTTCTTTTGACCCGAAT